ACACAAACAGTTGTATTAAGACGTAACATTCCACAAACACAAGCAATAGATTATATTGCTAACGATCCATTCCCTGCTGAATCCCATGAAGAAGGATTAGACAGAGCAACAATGGCAATCCAACAAATTCAAGAAGAAGTTACACGATCATTAAAGTTATCTAAAACAAACACAATGACATCTACAGAGTTTACTGTGGGTGCTGCAGATCGTGCTAATAAAATTCTAGCATTTGACACTAATGGTGAATTATCAGTAACACAAGAGCTAGGAACTAACAGAGGTAACTGGAGTTCAGGTGTAACATTTAATGCTAGGGATATTGTAAAAGATTCATCTAACAATAACGTATATCTTTGTAACACAACCCATACTTCCACTGGTTCAACTCCTATCAGTTCTAATGCTGATGTGGCTAAATGGGATTTAATTGTTGATGCACAAGCTGCAACGAATAGTGCAAACAATGCTTCTAACCACGCATCCAATTCATCAAACTTTGCTAACAATTCATCTAATAGTGCTAACACTGCAGCAAACCATGCAGCAAATAGTTCTAATTTTGCTAACAATGCTTCTAATAGTGCATCTAATGCTGCTGCATCTGAAGCTAGTGTAGCTGCTAATGCTAGTGCATCTGCTAATCACGCAGCAAACTCATCTAACTTTGCAAATAATTCTAGCAACAGTGCAAATAGTGCTGCCAATCATTCTGCTAATTCAAGTAACTTTGCTAATAACAGTTCTAATCACGCATCTAACAGCTCTAATTTTGCAAACAATTCTAGTAACTCTGCAAATGCGTCATCTAATCATGCTAGTAATTCATCTAATCATGCAGCTAACAGTTCTAACTTTGCAAATAATAGTTCTAACCATGCAAGTAATTCTGCTAACTATGCGTCAAATAGTTCTAATCATGCGTCTAATAGTTCAAATCATTCTGCAAACTCTAGTAACTTTGCAAACAACTCTAGCAATCATGCTTCAAACTCTAGCAACTTTGCTAACAACTCAAGCAACTTTGCAAACACAGCTTCTGATGCTGCCAATGCCGCAAACTCAGCAAGAGATGCCGCACTAGCTGCAGCTGATAACTTTGATGATACATACTTGGGACAAAAAGCAAGTGATCCTGCAGTGGATAATGATGGTGATCCTTTAACACCAGGTGATTTATATTTTAACAATAGTTCAAATACATTGAAATATTACACAGGTTCTACTTGGTTAACTGTAGAAGCTACTGATACAAGTACTTTTGCTACTAAAGGATTTAGTATTGCAATGTCAATCGCATTATAATAAGGAATAGGTATGGCACAAAATTTTAGAAGATACACAAGCAACGATGTAGGTACATCTCCAGCAACATTATTTACAGCAAATAGTTATGATACAGTTGTAGGAATATCTGTAGCGAATGTTACAGCTTCAGCAGTTACTGCATCAGTTTATATTAATGATGGTAGTAATGATATTTATTTAGTCAAAGATGCTCCAATCCCAGCAGGTTCTGCTTTACAAGTTCTTGATGGTGGAGCTAAAGTTGTAGTTCAATCTGGTGATATTTTAAAAGTTGTATCAAGTGCAGCTTCATCATTAGATGTTTGGATTTCAACTGTTGATGACATCAGCTCATAGGATATACACATGGCATTCATTGGAAGAAAACCTACCAATGCACCTTTAACATCAGATGATATACCTAATGGTATAATTGGTGCTGCAGATTTAGCTACTGGTTTAGCTAAACTTACTTGGGATACATCTGTTAAAACTTCTGGTTTTACAGCAAGTGCCAACACAGGATATTTTTGCAATACAACTTCTGCTGCATTTACAGTAACATTACCTGCATCTCCTACTGCTGGAGATTCAATTCAATTAGTAGATTACGCAGGAACTTTTGACACAAACGCACTTACAATAAATCCTAATGGAAATAAAATAGAAGGTTCAACAGATAACGTATTATTAAGTGGTGAAAGAGAAGGTGCTACACTTACATATATAGATTCAACACAAGGATGGTTAGCAACATCAGGAATTAATGAAGGAACAGATGCTTTATCACCACCACCTTATACAGTAGATTTTTTAGTAATAGCTGGAGGAGGTGCTGGTGGACAACATAGTGGTACAAACTCCTCAGGAGGAGGTGGTGCAGGAGGTTATAGAAATTCATATTCAACAGAAACTTCAGGTGGTGGAGGAAGTTCAGAAGCAAGTTTATCATTTTCATCAGGAACAGTTTATACAATTACAGTTGGTGCTGGAGGTTCTGCTGTTTCTAATGACAAAGGAAATAATGGTTCAAATTCTTCAATATCAGGTACTGGAATATCAACAATAACTTCCACTGGTGGAGGAGGTGGAGCAGTACAAGGAACAGATGGAGATGGTAAAGCTGGTGGTTCTGGTGGTGGTGCTTGTTATGGAAATGATACTAGTGCTAATAATGGAGGTGCTGGTACTGCAAATCAAGGATTTAGAGGTGGCAATAAAGAATCAACTGGGTATGCACAAGGTTGTGGAGGTGGAGGTGCTGGAGCACAAGGTGTTGATGCAACTGGTGGAATTTCAATTGCAACAAATGGTGGAAATGGTTTAGCTTCTTCAATAACTGGTTCATCTGTAACAAGAGCAGGAGGTGGTGGTTGTGATTGTGATAACGCATCAAATGGTGCAGGAGGTTCTGGTGGAGGAGGAAACACAGGTGTAGATGGAACAGTTAATACTGGAAGTGGTGGAGGTGGAAACAGAGATGGAACTGCTGGTGCAGGTGGTTCAGGAGTTGTAATACTTCGTATGGCAACTGCTAATTATTCAGGAACAACAACAGGTTCTCCAACAGTTTCTACATCTGGTTCAGATACAATATTAGTTTATAACGCATCAGGAAGTTACACAGGATAATATATGGCACACTTTGCAAAATTAGGAGTAGGAAATATAGTTGAACAAGTAATCGTAGTATCTAATGATGTTGCTACTACTGAACAAGCTGGAGTAGATTTTATTAATAAACTTTACAATACTAGAGATGTTTGGAAACAAACTTCATACAATAAAAAATTTAGAAAAAACTTTGCAGGAATAGGTTTTAAATATGACCAAGAGAGAGATGCTTTTATCCCACCTAAACCTTTTAATTCTTGGGTATTAAATGAAGATACTTGTCTTTGGAATGCACCAGTTGCTAAACCAACAACTCAATTAGAAGATAATCAATATTATTCTTGGAATGAATCCATTGTAAATTGGGAAGTAAAGGAAAGAATATAACATGCCATACATTGGAAAAGATCCCCAGTTTATTTATACCTACACATCAGGTACTGCCACAGGCAATGGTTCAACAACAGCTTTCACAATATCTTCAGGAAGAACAGTTGAAGATGTATTAGTATTCGTAAATGGTTTTCAATTAACACCTACAACAGATTATACAATTTCAGGAACTACACTTACTTTCGCAACTGCACCTGCTAACAATGCAGAAATTACATTTAGATATTTACCACTTGGTGGTGCTTATACATCAGCTAACTTTACTGGTGATGGAACAGATACAACATTTACAATAGATGCTGGTAGAGCTGTTAATGATGTACTAGTCGTAGTTAATGGATTAACTTTAGTTCCAACTGATGACTATACAATATCAGGTACAACTTTAACATTCGCTACTGCACCAGCTAACAACGCAGAAATTACTGTAAGATACCTAAGGTTATCATAATGGGGAGCATAGCTAGATCTGCCGCAAACCTAATCACTACATCAGGTGTAGTATTAAAAGGTGCTGTCAATAATGATTCCTTTGATAACGTAACAGCTTTACCTAGTTCCTTTGGTGATGGTATTACATTAATATCTTCCCAAACTGCTTCAAGTTCTGCAAGTATATCTTTTACAAGTGGTATAACATCTACCTATAAAGCATATAAGTTTGTTTATGTTAATTGCCACCCACAAACTGATGGTGTTCATTTTACTTTTAATATGAGTACAGATAGTGGTTCTAATTACAATGTAACAAAAACAACTACTTTTTTTAATTCATACCACCTTGAAAATGGTACAGATGCTGGTTTACCATATAGAACAGATTTAGATTTAGCACAAAGTACATCATTTCAACAAATATTAGCATTTGTAGGTAATGATAATGACCAATCAGGCAGTGGAACATTAACTTTATTTAATCCAAGTTCTACAACCTATGTAAAACATTTTATAGCCACAGCACATGTATATAGCGATATTGATTATTCAAGAAATGATTTTATAGCAGGTTATGGTAACACAACCTCAGCAGTAAATGCAATCCAATTTAAAATGAGTTCAGGAAACATAGACGCAGGAACAATCTATATGTATGGGATAAAATAATCATGGCTACACTTTCACTACGTTCAAGTATAGAAACAATTAAACAAGTTTAATTATGGGATCAATTACAAGAAGTTTCGCAAACAACATAGGTTCATCTGGCATACTTTCAGCTAGTGCTGTTACCAATGCCACAGTAGAAGATGTTACATCTTTTGATAATGCCGCAAGTGCAGCTACCTTAGTATTACTCTCAACACAAACTGCTAGTTCATCAGCTACTATTTCATTTACGACTGGTTTAGATAGTACTTATGATGCTTATGAGTTTCATTTTATCAATGTTAGACCAGCTACTGATAATGTTACATTTCAATTTAATTTATCTACTGATTCTGGTTCAAATTATAATGTAACTAAAACTACTACATTTTTTAATTCTTATCATGCTGAATCTGATAGTCCACCACAAGATGTTAATTATGAAACAGGTTCTGACTTAGCACAATCTACTGCTTTTCAACATTTAACTAGAGAACAAGGTAATGGTGCAGATGAAAGTTTATCTGGTACAATGCAAATATTTAATCCTTCATCAACAACGTATGTAAAACATTTTATAAGTAGAATAAATTGTTATTATTATGATAATTTTACACTTGAATCTTATGTTGCTGGTTATGGAAATACTACTTCAGCAATAAACGCAATACAATTTAAATTTACTTCTGGTAATATTGCAGATGGAATATTTAAAATGTATGGAGTGAAAAAGAGTTAATCATGGGTAGCATTACAAGATCATTCGCAAATAACATTGGCACATCAGGAATATTAAAAGCTGGTGCTTTCAACAATGCTTCATTAAATAATGTTACTGCTTTAAATGCCGCAGTTGCTACTGGTAATATGGTGCTTATTAGTTCTCAAACAGCTAGTGCTTCTGCATCAATAAGTTTTACAACTGGAATAGATAGCACATATAAAGAATATCAATTCTGGTTTATAAACATTCACCCTGCTACTGATGAAACAGAATTTCAATTTAATATGAGTACAGATAGTGGTTCTAATTATAATGTTACTAAAACATCAACATCATTTAGATCATGGCATGATGAAGCTGATACTGTTACAAATTTAAGTTATCAAACTTCTTGGGATTTAGCACAATCTACTGCTTTTCAAAATATAAGCGTTGGACTTGGTTCAGATGCAGATCAAAATTATAGTGGAACATTAACATTATTTAATCCAGCATCAACTACATACGTTAAGCATTTTTTAATTGATGGAAATACAACGTATGCTGCTGATTATTCAATTAGAGATTTTTTTGCAGGTTATGGTAATACGACTAGTGCTGTAAATGCAGTACAATTCAAGATGTCTAGTGGAAACTTTGATGGAAACATCTTATTATTCGGAATTAAGTAATTGACTAAAACAAACAATAAACTATAAGGAGTAAATATGGTAGATCATAAACTAGTAGATGGTGTAAAGGTAGTTCTTACTGATGCTGAGATAGCTCAACGTCAAGCTGAAGAAGCTGCATGGAATGCTGGAGCATTTGATCGTGCTTTAAATAATTTAAGAGCTAGACGAAATGCTTTACTATCTGCTTCTGACTGGACAGTTTTATCAGATAGTCCAGTTCAAGATAAACTTATTTGGCAATCATATAGACAATCACTAAGAGATCTAACTGAAGGTTTATCCACAGTAGAGCAAGTAAACTCAGTAGTATTCCCAACTAAACCATAATATAGTTTGTAGCTTATTAGCTATGAACATTCTTATCGCAATCCCCTGTTATGGTGGAAATGTTTCTAATCTAACATTCCATTCCATATTAAATACATTACGTTGGTTAAATGATTCTGGACATAATATCAGAATAGAAACTTTACCTACTGAATCCTTAATCTCTCGTGCTAGAAATAAATTCGTTACTAAGTTCCTAGAGAATAAAGAATTTAATGGTACGCATCTATTATTCATTGATGCTGACATAGGTTTTAATATTGAGAATCTAAAAAGAATAATAGAGTTTGATAGGGAAGTTGTTACCTGTACTTATCCTGTAAAAGGATTCTATTGGGAGCAATTACTAGATCGTATCAAACAAAATACAGATATAGATGAAAAAACAATGCGTGATTATCTATTGCAATTCAATGTTAATCTTTATCCTAACACACAATTTAACAATGGCTTTGCAAGGGTAAAAGAAAGTGCCACAGGATTCATGATGATACGTAGAGAAGTCTTTACTACTATCATGCAAAAGTTTCCTCATCTTAAATACAAACCAGATCTAAGAACAGGTATAGAAAATTCAGACATGGCATACGATTTCTTTCCTGTTGGCTGCTACAAAGAAAAGGATGGGGTAACAAGATACCTATCTGAAGACTATTACTTCTGTAGATTAGCTGAGGAGTGTGGCATTGAGATCTGGACTGATTTATCTACACCAATTACACACTTGGGAAGTACCGAATATCATGGTATGTTTATGACACAACTAAACAAGAAATAATATGACAACAATATTAATGCTTATATCATTAATCATAGGTATCTACATTGGCTGGAAGTTTGAGCATGTAGTTAATGATATTATTGAATCAGTTAAAACGCACTTGAATATTAAATAGTCAGTACCATATACGCTTCATTAACCAATGGAGAATATGATGTACAACTATTCAGATATCAAAGCATACTGGAGCAAGTTCATTAATGATTATTCAAATGATGTTAAATCATTTTGGAATAATTATTTAGAAACTATCCAAAATATATATAAGAAATAAATAAATTATATTTATAATTCAAAGAGTTATAAAAAATAATTTTATTTACTTATTATTCAATTAACTCTATCTCGCCACTGCCTAACCAACTATAGGAGTTAGCTATGGCAAAAAAGAAAAAATCTGCTGAAGATATTATCTATGAGATTAAAGATCTCTTAGATGATCTTGAGTTGAAAATTAATCCAGATGATGCTCACGTATCATACGAGGATGAACTAGATGAAGACGAAGACTTTGATCTAGATGAAGACGAAGAAGACGAAGAGTAGTCTTTACAGTGTGTGTGGCAGAAATGCCACACATATTTATTTACTTATCCACATATTAAGATAACTTCCATCAATGAAATTTTTATTAATCTTTACTGTTTGCTCAATGGTAAATGGTAATTGCTTAGAGGTAATGAGTACAGGTAAGAAGTTTGATACCTTTAGGGAATGCACCATAGCTGGTTATGAGTTTATAGCAGAGCAAAATAAACTATTTCCAATAGATCAGTTTGAAAAAACTAAACCATCCTTTCATTTTGATTGCATAGAAACACCAGAACAATCCACATAATTACAATCTTTAATTGACTTTTTATCCACAACCACTATAGGTGGTGTATGAAAAGAAAGAAGCAACCTATATCTGCTACTGCTATAAGATTATCATCTTATGAAAAGTATTCATCAGAACGTATGGATATGATCATAAAACGATTAGATGATCTTACAGTGGAAGTCAAAGATCTTAGAACTGATATGAGCATGGGTAAAGGTGTCATAGCATTTCTAGTAATCATTGGCAGCATAGCAGGTTCAATCATAGGTTTCTTTCAATTCAAAAACTAAAACAACAAAAAAATTACATTGCGAAAATCAGACAAAGGCTTAGTAAGCGAAGCATTGGCACAAGCATACTTTGCTAAAGATCCAAACCTAATTGTATTCACAGCACTAGGTGGTGTTGGTCCAATAGATATTTGTACGTTTAATATTAAAACAAAAGAGTATTGCAACTATGACGTTAAGACTGTGTCATATAGAAAATCAAATACCAAATACGCACACAAGAAGAACGATAGAATAAATAGATCCCCATCTAAATTACAACAAACAATGAATGTGAAGATTGTATATGTTTACGAAGATGGTAAGATAGTCGTTAAATAAAATGTACGAAGATTTAAAATCAAGAATAAAGAAGCACG